AGAATTATACCTGAAAAAATAGATGCTGTTGAATCCTCAGATAATAATGAAAAACCTACACCTATCCAAAAAGCAAAAACAATATGGAAAGAAAAAATATCTTATGCAGCTTCTGTTGGGGGTAGTGAGGGTTATGGTCCATATCAAGAGGTTTATACAGCATATGGTAATGATGGGAGTGGGGGAAATATGTTTAATTTCCATCCAGATACAACAAGAAATTTAACAGAAAATTATACAAGTTATATTAAAATAGTACATGGGGTATCTGCTGAAAGATTAATATGTCCTCAACCATTTTTCCTTCCTTTTAATTTAAATTTATCAATGGATGGACTTTCAGGAATGAAATTATTTGAAAAATTTAGAATAACAGATGATATACTCCCTCCCTCTTATGAAGAAAATAGTGTTGATATTATAGTTAAAGGTATTAATCATGAAGTTAATGTAAATACATGGTCAACAACATTAGATACTTTATCTGTTCCAAGATTTAAAACAAAAGCAGAAGTTAAAGAAGAAACAATTGCAAAATTACCTAAAGAAAAACAAAAACAATTAGAAGAAGCAGCAAAAGATCAAGATATAAATAATGCTTTTAGAGAATATGTAACAGCAACACCATGGAGTGCAGCTTTTATTAGTTATGTTATAAAAGAAGCAGGAGTAAATTTCCCATATGGAGGAAACCATGCTATTTATTCACAAAAAATCAGAGAAGGAGGTTCAGGTAATCCTTATCCTTGGATAGCCAAAAATCCAAAAACAACAAGAATACGTCCAGGAGATATTGTTGTAGAAAATAGAACTGGAGGTCCATATAAAACTTGGAATACTAATCCATGGACAGGATCTAGCCATGGGGATATAGTAATAGATGTAAATTATGATAAGGGATACATTACAGTGGTAGGAGGAAATGTTGGTAATACAGTTAAAACAAAAACAAGACCTATCTATGGAGGAAAAGGAACAAGAAATAGAGGAAGGATGAAAAGTCCCCAAAATTATTTTGTTGTACTAACACCAAAAAATAGTTTTAGAGATCAAATTGTATCTGCTGCTAAAAAAGAAAATTTAAATTTTGATTTAAGAGATGAACTTGATAGAAGTGTTGAAAACCAATTATATGCTTATTATCAAGTAGCTCAATTAGATGCACCTCCACCAAACTCACAAGCATAATGTATATACCTAAATCACAAATAAAAGATAATTTATTTACCCCTGGGGGTGAATGGTATTATGTTAGTTCTAATTCTCCTTATACTGGGTTTTACTATCAATTATCTAATGGTAAAGCCTATACGGGTAAAGATCAAAATGATCCCCCAAATGAAGAAATATATCAATCAATTCCTTTAGTTTCATCTGAAACAACTACTAATTCTGTAGAAGTATCAAATAAAATAGTAGAATATAATCAAGATTGGGAGGGAAGTAAAGATCTTAAAATATACGGAATATTAAGTGATACAGACTATAATTTATTAAAATTAATACCTCAATATTATCAAGAATTTCCAACTCCTGAAGATTATAAAAATGGTATGTTTATAAGATATTTTCTTTGCAAAATAAATCAATTAGAGTATTTAGAAGTTAATAAACAAACCTATGATAATGTTGATACTAAAAATAATGCATGGGTATGGGAAAATTATATACCTTTTACTTTAGATTGGTATATAAAAGGAGATATTGATAGAGTATTTAATAATAATAAAGGATCTATATTTATTAAAGAAAAAGAAATAAACAAAAAAGGTTTAGGAAATTATTTAGGAAAAAAATATTTAGAATATTTTAAATATCCTAAATCTAGCAATCTTACTACTACAGGAGGAGAACTAATAACTTTATCAGGTCAAGATTATGTAGGATCTTATCATATCCATGAAAATCAAGGTCCTATGGAAGGGGCTATTCACATACAAGGGGCTCATAATAGATTATTTTACAAAAGATTTTATCAAAATGAATTAGTTGATGTTTTAAATCAAGAAGGAGTTATTGAAACAGGAGAGTCACAACAGGTTGAATTTGTAAGGGATTTAACTATAGAATATGATATACCTAATCAAATTCAAACAAGTAATAATAATTCTTCAACTGGAGGTGGATATTAGATAAATTTTTCATATATTGAAATAAAAAAGTTATGTTTTGGTTAGTTGAAAGTAAAGTTCAATTTGAACAGTTTACAAATGCTAATTGGGAAGAAGTTTTTATAGAAGTAATTCCAAATAGTTATTTAATACATCCTGCACAAAATAATATTTGCGCTTTGTATATTAGACCATTATTATCAACTAAAGGATTTATTGTCCCACTATCACATAGTGAAACTTTAAATATAAATATAACGGAAATAAACACGATGTTACATAAATTTAGTAGCATATATGTGCGTGATAAGAAGGAATTTTTACATTATTTACCACTAAAAGGCCTCTTTGACATAAACCAACAAAACCCTCCGTATATACCAGAATTAACCCAAACACATCACATTTTTAATAGGAGATATCCTAATAAAAAAGACATAAATAGAATTATACCTATAGTTAAACATTATGAATATTGTGAAAAAATATATAATAACCTTAAAGATAAAATAAATGAACAAATCAATGAATTCTACAATAATAAATCTTCAGTGGTTTTCAACGCCATTGAAAGAAATGGTATACGAGTTAATAGAGAAAAATTTGAATCGTACTTTCATGTTATCGACGGAGATTACGTCTACACGCAGTACAACTTTAAAACTCTTACAGGAAGACCAAGTAATAAATTTAAAGGAGTAAATTATGCCGCAATTAATAAAGAAAACAATAGTCGAGAAAGTTTTATACCCCGTAATGACATTTTTGTTGAGTTTGATATTGGGGCTTATCATCCTACTTTGTTATCTAAGTTGGTTGACTTTGATTTTGGTAATGAGGATATTCATACTGCCTTTGCGAAAATGTATGGGGTTGAATATAAAAAAGCCAAAGAATTAACATTTAAACAATTATATGGAGGAGTATTTGATCAATATAAAGATCTAGAATTTTTTAAAAAAGTTCAAGTATATACTGATAATTTATGGGAAGAGTTTAAAGAAAAGGGCTGGATTGAATGTCCTATTTCAAAACATAGGTTTATTAAAGAAAAAATAGGTGAAATGAAGCCTCAAAAATTATTAAATTATTTACTACAAAACTTGGAAACCGCAATGAATGTTCATATATTGTGGGAAATAATTAAGTTATTAAGAAATAAAAAAACAAAAATAGTTTTATATACTTATGATTCGTTTTTATTTGATTTAGATAAAGAAGAAGAAGATGTGTTGGAAGAAATAAAAGAGCTATTTAATAAATATAAACTACAAATAAAAATATGCTATGGAAACGATTACAATTTTAAATAAAACTCCTAATATGTATACAGTGGACGATTTTTCGGACATTACTAATCAAAATTTAGGAGATTTGAACAATAAACTATTTTGCACATTTACTACCCTAGATAATTTAGAATTACTTCTAAGTTCTATTACAGACAAATATAATATAATGTATAATAAAATATTTGTTTTGTATGTTAAAGAAAATGATGAGTATGTTTGTACCTACAACATTGACCAAGGCAATATCTCAGACTTACCTGATAATACAATTTTAGTTCATAGAAAAAAAGAAACAAATACACTTTATACTATTAATGCTTTAAATGAATTAATTAAAAAATTAAATGGTGGTGTAGTTGATACTAAGTTCCCTATAACTTGGGAACATTATAAAAATTCAGTACTTTTAACTCAACATGATGAGTTAAAACAATTGAAAACAAAAATTCATAAAATAATTGAACTATAGTTTGGTTGTTTTATAAATTTGTCGTATATTAATCACAGTTATAAATAAATAAAAAAAGTTATTATGGATTTAAACCAAATAAAAAAGAAGTTAGAGTCACTTCAGTCACAATCAAACTCAAACAAATCAAGTGGAAAATCAATATTTTGGAAACCTACAGTAGGTAAACAACAAGTTAGAATTGTTCCTAATAAGTATAATAAATCATTCCCATTTACTGAAATGCAATTCTATTATGGAATAGGTCAAAGAGTAATGGCTTCTCCTATGAATTGGGGAGAAAAAGATCCAATTCAAGAATTTACAAAACAATTGCGTTCTAGTGGAGATAAAGAAAATTGGTATTTAGCAAAAAAATTAGATGCCAAAACTCGTATTTTTGCCCCAGTAATTGTAAGAGGTGAGGAAGAAGAAGGTGTTAAATTATGGCAGTTTGGAAAAGAAGTTTATCAAGCATTTTTAAATTTAGCAGCTGATGCTGAGGTTGGTGATTATACTGATGTATCAGGAGGTAGAGATATTAAATTAACAACTGTAGGTCCTGAAGTAACAGGAACTCCTTATAATAAAACAACAATATCTCCATCAATGAAGCAATCACCTATTAGTGATAATACTAACATAGTTGAAAGAGCTTTAGATACTCAACCAAATCCTATAGATGTGTTTAAAAGACTTACTTTTGATGAGGTTAAAGCTAATTTAGAAACTTTTTTAAAACCTGAAGGTGGAGAAGAAGGTGAAATTTTATCTGAACCTGCTGTGGGATTTGATAATGATAAATCAAATAATTATTCACTTGAAGGGAAAAATACAACTTCTAAGGCAGAAAAATTTGATTCATTATTTGATGATAAAAAGTCTTCAACTGATGATGATTTACCATTTTAAAATATGGCTAAGAAAAAATCACTTACAGAAGCTGCTTCTAAGGAACTTAAATCTAAATTTGACCTAAATGCTTTTAAAGATAAAAAAGGTTTAAAACAAAATGTAAAATTTAAGGAACAAGAATGGATTCCATTATCTTCAGCATTTCAGGATGTTACTTCTATTCCTGGTATTCCTATGGGACATATTGTACTACTCAGAGGACATTCAGACACAGGTAAAACAACAGCACTTTTAGAAGCTGCTGTATCTGCTCAAAAACGAGGTATAATGCCCGTGTTCATTATTACAGAAATGAAATGGTCTTGGGATCATGCTAAAATGATGGGTATGGAAGTAAATGAAGTTGTTGATAAGAAAACAGGTGAAATTACTAATTATGATGGGAATTTTATTTATGTTGATAGGGAAACTATTAATTCTATTGAAGATGTAGCTGGGTTTATTTTAGATTTAATGGATGAGCAAAAGAAAGGTAATTTACCTTATGATTTATTATTCTTATGGGATTCAATTGGATCAGTGCCTTGTGAAATGTCAATTAAATCAAATAAAAACAATAATGAATGGAATGCAGGTGCTATGTCAACACAATTTGGAAATAGCGTAAATCAACGTATTACATTGTCACGTAAGGAATCATCCTCATATACTAATACACTTGTATGTATTAATAAAGTTTGGACGTTAAAAGCGGAGTCTCCAATGGGACAACCCAAACTAATGAATAAAGGAGGTTATGCAATGTGGTTTGATTCCACATTTGTAGTTACATTTGGTAACGTTATGTCAGCTGGAACTTCTAAAATTAAAGCTATTAAAGATGGTAAACAAGTTGAATTTGCTAAACGTGTAAATATTCAAATTGATAAAAATCATATTAATGGTGTTACTACTAGAGGTAAAATCGTAATGACTCCTCATGGATTTATTAATGATAATGACAGAGAACTAAAAGGTTATAAAGATGCCAGAAAAGATGATTGGGCTGATATACTAGGTGGTGGTGATTTTAGAGTAGTTGAAGAAGATCAAGCATACACTGATATAACATCTTTTGGGGAAGAACCACAATAAATTTTGATACCTGAAATACTTTTCGTATATTCACGGCACAAAAAATAATTAAATGAAACAAAAAGAGCTATTTAAGCTTCTTGATGGAATTCAAGAACAAGGGGAGGGAACTGTACAAAGTGATAGAATATTATTTATAGATGGTTTAAATTTATTCTTTAGAAACTTTGCA